CAGTGATTACCTTCTGCACTGCATCGTATGAGGTGAGTGAGGTGAGTACAGAGATGATGCCAGCCATGCCAGAGGTCACGAGGACGGTCTGCCAGGCGTCTACTTCTGTAGGGATGAAGCTAGTTACGGTGATGGATGCTACGGCTGTCTGAGCGATGGTTTTCACCATACGCTCGAAGGCCATGCTCCAGAAGTCTTTACTAAACAGCATCATGATTACACTCCAGGGATGAGGAAGGTCTGGCCAGGGAAGATGAGGCTAGGGTTTTCGATGCCGTTTGCTGCAGCGATTTCAGGGTATCGTGTGCCGTCGCCGTAGAAGGCTGTGGCGATGCCCCAGAGAGTATCGCCTGGCTGGACTGTGTAGAGGCGCTGTGCAGGCTGTGGAGACGGTGCTGGGGTTGGGTCGTAATAGAGGGCGGCGAGGTGGGTCATTACGATCATGTCGTTGATGTCATCTGACCAGCCGACATGCGTGCAACGGAAATAACGCTCGATTTGTTCAATGCTGTCAAACCATTGCTGGCCGTATCCGTTGCCTGGTGAGGATAGGAAGCCACGACCTGGGAAATATGCGACGACGTGGCCCCAGTTTTTGTTGCCTGTGCCGTCATAGTTCCCGATGTGGGAGAACCACACTGGGCTGACTACATCGTTAGGGAAGTTGCGGTCATAGTGTTTGAGCTGTGTTGCTTCCCACGCGATCCATGCGCTTGGGTAGCCGTACGGTTTGGTATTGAAAACTTTTTGGGCGAAGCGTAGGCACATTCCAGCGTCATCGACGGCTTGGTCGTTTATGTCGGTGGTTTGTGCGTACATTATTTCGCTGGCTTTACAGGGTAGGGGTTAGCGTCGTTGATTGCCTGAACGGCATCGAGCCATTCCTGCTGCGTCTTTTCGCCACGTTGTGCTTGGAAGAAGATAGGGTCGCTGGTGAGCTGGTAGGCCGTCTGTCGTGCCATGCTGACAGCGTCGTAGGCGCTCTGGTATTCGACTTCTGGCCATTGCTTTTCTAGTGCTGCTTTGGTTGGCTTGGGTGAATCGTCGAGCCATGTTAAACCGGCGTAGTCTTCGCCGTCTAAAACCCATTCGGATCCGACATAGTTAAGTGTGAGGATGGTTGCAATATCCATTAGGCACCGATTTCTTGCACTGTGATTGATGAATAGGTGTTTATCGTAGCATCGAAGCCGCGGCGGTTTAAGTATGTGGTAGTGGTCCCTAAACCATTTTTCCATTGTAACTTGTAGGTAGTCGCTGATGTGGTAGCTGGTGAATCTAGAAACATCATTGAGAAACCAACCATCCATGCGCTGTTATCAAAACGCGCATACGATAAAGGGTATATGGCAGTAGTGCCTCGGAGTAGTTGCACTTGACCGAGTTGGTCAGCCGAAGCGCCTAGGTTTACGTTTACCGAGACAAGAACTTTACTCGTTGTCGCTGCAGGTGTGACGGTAACGGATAGCCCTGTGATGTCTGCATAAGTAGATGACGTGGTTGCGGCAGTGTCTGTCTTTGTCGCCGAAACAACCTGAAGGACTTTTCCACGTTTGAGAGCATTAAGTGCTCCAATTTGCGTCGAAGTTGATGAGCCGAGACGGTTGATGAGCGCCGAGAACGTCGTGTTGGAGTCGTCTTCCCCATATTGCCAAATACCATTAGCATCAAGTGCGCCTGTAGCCATTAGATTACTTCCTGAACGTTACGAATGTCTATCGACATTCTAGCGGATGGTAGCGACCAAGTGATGGACTGAATAATAGCAGTTTTTACTGGTTCACCGGTTACGTCGATGGTCATAGTTTGCCGTGGTCGTGCGTCATAGTTTGCGATGGCTTCGATAGCGTAGATTTCGCCACGTGTGGAGGCTCTTTCTACGAGGGATTGTACGCCTTCGGTGGTGGGTACTTTAGCTGTCTGTGTCCAGTCGAAGAAGCGGTGTTTATTAAACGTGGAACCTGGCATCGAGTAGGAAACGTTTGGTGGCACTAGGAGCGCCCCAGGATTGTTGTACCTGATCACTGCGCGGTCGAAGAAGTTGGCGTTATTGCGGTCGATGCTGGAGGTGAGCATGGTTATGTTGTCATCATCTTTGAGGTAGAGCTCTCCAGAGACAGCTCCTGGTTCTACCAGGTACCATTTTCCTGTCTCGTCTGCGTAGATGACAAGGCCTGCAGCGTTTACGAGTTCGTAGATGTAATCCCAACCTGTTAGGTCTGGTTTCCAGTCGTATGCGTAGGCAGGGCTGAACGTGTAGTCGGCTGTGCCTGGTTCGAGTTCGGTTGGTAGGTGGTAGTTTGCGAGGCTTCGCAGTGACGTGAACGTGAAGAAGAAATCGGAATAGGAGCCGATTTGGTCGTGCATTACCGCTTCTAAAGAGGCAAGTTCGAGAGTGGTTTCTCCAGCGAGGTAGTCGCGCTGAATAGATCGCACCATGAGGTAGCTGTCGAAGATGGTGGATGGTGCAGGGTTAAACGTTCCACCTGTGTGCAAGAAGTCTGACATGAGCCAAACACTGGAGAGGCCTGCGTTAGTGAGTTTGAGGGGCGTTACAGGCGTGTAGGCCGTCGTTACGGCAGAGAGTGGCAGGGCTGCTTCGAAGATGTTCCAGGGTGCAGCATAATTCTTAGTGATGAGGGAAACGCGCACGGGCGTGTAGGAAGCTGTGATGCTGGAGACAGTGACGGGCGTGTAGTCGTCGGTGAGCTCGTATGCGTAGATGAGGTCGCCGAAGTCTTGCTGCAAACGTAGGCCCACATAGGTGGGTACGCGAGGGTCGAGGCCTGCAGGAACTGACGATGTAGGCAACACGACCGACGCAGTAACCGAAGGCGACCAAGTTTCGTTCATCGTAACGTTTACCGAGATGGGTTCGACGAGCTCCGCCGTAGTGCTCCCTGGAGTGAAGTTGATGAGTGCGTAATGCTTAGATAGTGCAGGCATTAGGGCACCACTTGCTGAATGTCAGCTGTCACGATCCAAGTATCTTCGGACTCTACCTGGTAGGTGCGTGTGATGCTTCCTGCGATAGTGAAGTACATAGAAGTGGTGGTTTTGGAGTAGTCGGTGAGTTGGAAGACGTGGCCGGTGTTCAGCTGTTGGTAGGCCGTGTTGGCTGCGGTCTCGGTGGTGAACAGCATTTCTAGGGTCGCCGTGGAAAGTTCATCTCCGCCGAAGGTTACTGCTACGCCTCCACCGAGGAGGGGATGAATGATGTTCCTGGTAGCGATGGTTGTTTCGGCTGTGGTACGGAGGAGTGGACTGAACGTGCCGGCATCGGATGTGATCGTGGGCTGTGTGTAGGTCATTAGTTTACGGGCCTTCCATACGTGTCGCGCCAGTCTACTAATACCTTAACGGTCTTATTCTGGGTCAGGGCCTTTAGCTCTTCTTCTGCTTTTGCTTTGTCTACGGTTGCCGTAATAGAAGCCTCACGCTTGGCAGTGATGACTGAATCCAGTTCGGTTTCTACCGAGCCGGATGCTTCCTTCGATGCTTCACTCCAGATACGGTCGAGCTCTGCTTTAGCTGCAGGGCCCTGCTTTTGGTATCCCTTAAGCATGGCGTCGGCTGCTTCGAAACCTTGAGTGTTAAGGAAGTCAATTGCGCCCTGCGATAGGCCAGAAGTAGTAATGGACTTTTGGTACGTCTTGAGAGCAACCTCGCGCTCCTGCATAGAAGTAATGTAGGCAGCAACGTCGAAGATTTTAGACTCTTTGTTGATGAAGTCATCTACGCTTCCGGCGAGGTCATCGTAGGCAGTGTTTACAGCATCAACCATTTTGGCCTTGGTTTGCATTTCTGCACCGCCAGCCTCAAGCCACGCTTTCTCTGTCTCCTGTGCCTGCTCCGCTGCAGCTGCAGCCTGCTCTAACTTCTGAACGTAAACCTGTGTGGCCTGTGCGTTACCCTGTGCAGCGAGTGCAGCCTGATCGTTAGCGCCCTTCGTCTCTTTGAGAGCGTTAGCGTACTCTTTCTCGTTCTTTAGCTGCGCTTGCTTCTGTGCGACGAACTCTTTGAGGCCTTTAGTGTCTCCGGCATAAGCTGCAGCGAGAGCTCCGAGGCTTTCTCCTGCACGATCGGCGATGCCTTTAAGGTCTTTCAGGTTCGTCACGCCTGCTTCGGTCTCGGTTGCTAGGCCCTTCATCTGGTCGATAATGAACTCTAAAGAGACGTCTCCGGTCTCGATAAGTTGCTCACCAATGGAGGCAATACGCTCTTTCATGCGTTCGGCGTCTAGTTCGGCTTTTTCGAACTCTTTGATGAGGTATCCGACACCGATGGCACCTGCAACACCGAGGGCGAGGCCCATACCGGAGAGGTCTTGGATAATTCCACCGAGAGTGCCCTGGATGGCGTCTCCGAAGCTGGATACGGTGCCGTCGAAGCTGGATACAGTCTCCGAAAGGTTAGCGATTGCTTCCTTTTGGACTACTTCAGTAGCGTCTACAGCCTCCGCTGCGCCCTTCTTGGTGCCTCCACCGACGCTCTTTTGGATGCTATCGCCGGTTTTTTCGGCCTGCTTTTGGGCTTCTTTTAGCTTATCGGAAAGCTTTTCGAGGCCCTGCTCGCCCTCTTTAGCGACTGTTTCAAGCTCATCGGAGACGTTTTCGAGGGCGCCCTCCATGTCTTTGGTGCCTTTGAGGAAGCTTTTAGCGTCTAGGTCGGCGCTAATGTTAATGCCAGCCATAGCTATTTCCCTTCGAAAGCTGCGTAAACCATCTGGATGGTGGTTTGCGTGTAGAGCGCGATGGCCCTTGTCATTATTTTACCGCTTGCCTTAAAGGCATAGCGCCCATATTTAACGCGTCTTTGGAAACCTGTATTAACTGTGCGCTTGTATGTGTAGCTGGTACCGCCTCGACGGCCATTTACCGGCACTACTTTCTTATCGGCACCGAACTCGGCTAGGTAGTAATGCTTGGAGGAGATGAGGCCTCCGGATGTTGCTTTGGTTCCCCTGGTTGCAGCCTCAAGGCTGAACCCTTGAGTGCCGACTTTTACACGTGTGTTTCTCATGGTGAGGCGTGTCGCGTAGATGTCTCCACCTACTGTGCTGATCTCGTCAGAAACTGCGCTATCCCAGTCTTTGAGGATGAGCTCCCGTGTGCGTTTGAGGACTTCCTTGCGGAGGTCTTTGTCGATTACTTTGAGAGCAAGGACTGCTGCTTGCAGTTCCTTGCTTTCCCAGATAATCCCACCCACGGGAGCACCTCTACTAGACGGCTGGCGTGTAGGTGGGCTTGCCCTGTACTGGCAGGCTCACGGTTGCTACAGCGTAGCTATCTACAGCGCCACCAACGGCACCAGGTACGACAATGACCGTAGCCGACCATACACCGCCACCAGTGATGGGAGTGAAGGTCAGAGAAACCTCTGCGCCTTCGTTAGCGAACAGGTAAGCCGAAAGCGAGCCTGCGGTCTCCCAGTCCTGTGCGTACGCTAGGTCTACCATCCAGGTGGATGCGCCCACGTTAGTGAACACGGCAGTGGGCTCGAGGCCCTTCCACGTAGCCGTAGCCACTGAAGGGGTGAACGTAACACCAGAGACGTGCTTCTCGAAGTCAGAGCCTGCAACCGAAAGGACTACATCCTTAAGGTAGATAGGCTGAACAGCGATCTGTGCCATTTTGTATCCTTTACTTGTTGTATGCGATTGTCAGGGTTATTTTATAAGCCGGAGCCTGCGCGTCTCCGAAGAGTGAACGCTCGGCGGTTTGCCAGTTTAACCATTTCACCTGGTCTAGAGCGTCGATGACCTGGTCGAGAGTGTTGTCGAGTACGTCTTCTACTTTGCGTACGTCTACACCTGGCACGATGACGTACAGGCTGAACGTGTCGAAGTAGTCTCCGATAGCGTTTGGTGCTTTTGCACGGGACTCACGGTACAAAAGTACGACGGGGCGCTTCGCTTCGACGCCATCGAGTGACCTAGGAACGTCTACGATTTTGATGGCAGCCGGCAGGAGAGGCTGTAACGCTGCAGCAAGCTCTGAACGTACAGACATCAGTACATCGCTCCAATGGCCTTCTTGGGCCGTAGGAGGGCGCGGATGGTGAAGTCTAGGGGGAAGACGCGAACTTGGAACCCATCGACTCCGACGTTGTCTTGCTGGTTGGCGATGACTGATTGGTAGATGGCTCGAGCTTGCATGAGCTGCGCCTGCACGTAATGCAGTGGCACTCCATCAGTGAAGGCTGGAGCGTAAGCAATGCAAGCGTTCTTAGCGGACTCGAGTATCTGCCATAGGAATATGTCATCCATGGGGGCATCTGCCCACTGTGATCGTGCAGCTTCGAGGGTTAGCCAGCCAGTGGACTCCTGTACCAGGAACTCGTAGGGCTCGGCGGTGATGGTTCCACCATCGACGAAGATGAATTGCATGGAGTAGATGCCGGCGACGGTGGCCAGGCTAGGTGCTCCGAAGCTTAATGAGAGATGGTTACCCGTGGGAACGCCTGACATCGTGCCGAGTACGTTATGCGCTGGGCCGTAAACCTTTACCGACCAGGTATCGAACTCACCGATGGCTACAGGGTTACCGACCTCGTCTACGAAGTCCCACCGCATAGGGCTGACAGGGATGTCGTTTACCCAGATGGTGGAGAGCTCTGCGAGGGCGATGATGGCCACGGTGGGAACCTTTCGAGTGGAGGGGGTTGAGAGGGGGCAGGGTGAAGACCGTACCCCCTCTCGGGTTTGCTAGGCGGCTGGAGCCACCAAGGCGAGGGCTGCAGCGTTTACCACGTTTACTGCGTGGTATCCGAAGAGTCCGATATCGAAGCCACCGACGGAGATGGCTTCTGCCTCTACGCGGATGGGGCTTCCACCGAGCTCGTACGAGACGGCAGCCTCGCGAGCACCGACGAGTACGTTACCGGCAGCAAGTTCGGTCGATGGGATGATGCTGAAACCTGCGAGGGTTCCGGCCTCAAGACCGAGCGATGCGTTCAGGTATGCGAGCGAGTCGTTCGACTGCGTCATAACGAGTTCGCGGTACATGTCCGAAGCTACGATTGCGAAGGTGGGTACGGCGGTGTCGATGATTGCTTCGACGCCATCCATGATGCGGTTCCATGCGACCTGCGAGGTGTAGGTGCCCGATACTACATCGGTAGCACCAGCCTCGAGGGCGTTGATGGTTGCCAGGTCGGTGACCTTTGCGTATGACTCGGTCATAGCGCGAAGAGCCGACTCGATGACGTCGGTGCGACCGAAATCACGGAACTCGCGAGCCCAGTCGTGTGCGCCAGCGTAACGCTGACCCGAGATGGTTACAGGGCTGGTCGAAGGGGCGTTCGAAGGAACAGCCGTCTTGTTTCCAGTCCATGCTGCAACGGATGGCTTAGCGTTCCACTTCCATGCTTCCATGGTGAGTGCAGTGAGTGCGCCGGAGCCGATGAGTGGAATGTACTTACGTTCGTAGGTACGGCCAGTCCACAGCTCGCCCAGCCACTGTGGCTGCTGCGTGTTTACACCCACGGAGCCAACGCCGTCGTAAGTGATGTCTTCGAGAGCAGCGAACAGCGAAGTGACAGCCTGGGCGTCATCGCGCTTAGCGATCTCTGCGAACAGTGAACGGCTGCCGGACTTAGCCGACTCGCTCAACTGGTTTAGTACTACGTTGAGGCCCTGGGAAACAGGCGCAGCCTTGTGAGCCTGCAGGGTCTCGGGTGCGGTTGCTGCGCCCATGTTATCTCCTTGGTTAGGTGTTGCGGTTTGGGTTTCTGGGATGAAGGTCGTGGACTCCACGGTTCCATCCACAGGGTTTACTACATCAACGATGACAGCCTCGGGGAGGTCGTCGACGATGATCTCTTCGACGTTGCCCTCGGGGTCGGGGACTACGTCGAGGACTGTTGCTTCGAGGGTGGAGTCTTCCACGGTTTCCTCTTCCTCTTCGGGGTCTGTGTCTTCTGCGAACTCTGCGAGGAGTGCAGCGGAAGGGAACGCGCCCTGTGCGACAACGGCAGCGCCGAACAGCGAGCCGGAGACAGCTTTACGTGCGCGGATGACCACGTTCTTCACTTCGGCTGACAACTTAGCGCGAGTGCCGTCTGCGATTTCGGCGAGGAGCTGATCGCCCTCTTCGGTCTTCGCGATTTGGAAGGTGCCTACGATGCCGGCAGCGGTGTCAGTGAGCTCCGTAGCGCGACCGACTGGCTCTTCACGGTTATGATCCACGTTCAAAGTGACGACGGAGGGGTCGGCTGGGATGTTTACAGTGCCAGGTTCGACACTGAAACGGCCTAGATTGGTCTGACCGATTTCGCCATAAGGGAGTAGGAGGCCTGAAACGACTCGCGTTTCGGCGTTTGCGTAGAGGCTACCTGCCTCGATTTGTACATCTTTAGCCATGTTTAGTCTTCCGTGATGGGCCCGTTAGGGCTGTTAGGTACGGTGAACAGTTCAGTGAGGTCGAAGCGGACTCGCTCCCCAGGCAAGACGACGTCATCCATGGAGAGGCGCTGCTGAATGGGTTCCATCCAGTAGGGAAGTGTGAAGTCTGCGAACTCGTTGCGCTGACCTTCCTGGGTCGAGTAGGTCAAGGATGCAGTCGAGAGGCTTGCATCCATGAGAGCTGCAGGGATACCGAGGAACGCTCCGATGTCAATGCGTAGGAAGTTTCGGCCCTCAATAAGCAGAGAGGGCTCCGCGTTACCGTGTGCACGTGCCTCGATGTTATGAGGCGTAAAGGCGATAGCACCATTTACATCGGAGCGAGCGTCTGCCCATGCCTGAACGAGGGCCTGAACTTCGTCAAGTTCGAGGGGGTCGTCGGTGGTGGCGTGCAGTTCTATGGCTGGGATGGGGTTAGTGGCTTTACCTACCCAGCTGTTCTCCAGTTTTGCGCCACCTTTGATGGTGCGCGAAGCTACTTTGAGGAGGCCTTCGAAGGGCCCAGGGATGAGAATGACGGAGTCGGCTTCTGCGATTTGGTCGTCGATGACGATGCGACCTTCTACATCAATGTGCCAACGTTCGATAGGGCAGCGGTCTGCGCGTGTGATCGTGCCAGATGCGTCACGTTCTACGCCCCACAGACTCCAGCCGTTAAAGATTAGGTCGTCGATAGTCCAGGCCATGCGGTGCCATGGCGATACGTCGCCATCGGTGGCCTGCAACCAGGCAAGGTTCACGTTCGTGTCCGAAGCATCCAGGGCGATGAGTGGGAAGCGTGCGATTGTGGAGACAAGTATCTGGCGTGCCTTAGCAACGGCAGGGATAGTCATTGCATCCAGGCGCGAGACGATGTTAGCTTCGGTGCCGAAGACATCCGACCAGACAACCTGCGAAAGCTGCGACTGAACCCACGGAGAGACGATGCCCTGGTTAGGGGTCAGCGTACGTTCGTTTAGTTGGTCGCCTGACTCAATGAGTCTAAGTGCGTTACGGATGCCCACGCGCTAATTCTATACCACACTTCCTAAGATTTTGAGGAGACAATGACCATCTTTTGAGGTGTTTTCATATTGTCGTATGTGCGTAGGGCCATGGTTGCAGCGACGAGAGGGGTGATATCTCCGCCTGAATTGCGTCGAGTCCATGCCCATCCGTTCTCTCCGAGTGGCCGTTTCACTGCTTTCATGGCTGCATCGTTGAGGGAAGCCTGGTCGAAGTGGCGTAGGTTCCCTTCGACTAGCTCCTTCATGAAGCGTGCACATCCAGGGGATAGGTCTTTATAGGCCAACGGGTTCACGCGAGGGCGAGGGCGCAGACGGCTCAACGCTTCCGCCTCTACCAGGGCAGCACCTACAGTATCGTGGCCGATGGTCACACGGTAACGGTGCGCCAACTCGCGCAGACGAGGCACCAGCCATTCGGTGCCCTGCTTATGATCTACGATTTCGACGTACGCCTTGTCGCCTTCACGCCATGCTGCAGCGATAGCAGCGACGCTTCCATCGACTGCGACATCGAATGCGAGCGTGAAATGGTCTGGTTTCTTATCGAACTCTTGAGCCGATGCACGCCATTTCTCCATGTCGATGGCTGAACGTGAGAAGTCTTCCGGCCAGATGCCTAGATATTCGCGGAGGAAGTTAGGGCGAGGCAGCCGATTGTAGTTGTTCTCAATGGTTTCTAGGTCTGTCAGAGTACCGATACCAGGATGCACGGAGGCCCATAACTCTGGCTTCTCCGTCTCCTCCTCGAGCGTGCCATCGGGTGCAGCGAACTCGACGATGCCAGTGCGCCCTAAACCCTTCCGGCCTTCCTCCAACGTGTCCCAGAAGAGGCCACTCCTGCGCTCCCCTGCAGTACCGGCCACGATGAGCTGCGCGCCGAGACGAGTATCCATCGTCGGCAAGATAGCACCCAGCAACTCGCTCGAGCTGTCCGCATCGTGCTCCTGCGCCTCATCCAAAATGAGCAGGTCTCCAGCATCACCACGGAACGCATCCGGCTTAGGGGGCAACACCTGAAAGTGAGAGCCGTTGAGGAACGTCAAGTTTTGGTTACCTGCACCACGCAAGATACGGAACCCCCTAGCATCCGCATCAGGCTGCACACGCTCCAACGATCGTGCAAGCTCGAGGAACCTAGCACTGGCCTTCGTACCAGACTGTGCAGTGAACAGCACCACATAGCCAGGGCGAGCAAGGCACCTACCAATAGCCAGGGCGAGCAAGGCCGTCGTCTTCCCTGCACGTCGAGGAACACACACACCCAGCGTTCTCTGCAGTGGTCTCTGCTTCTCCTCATCCCATGCGTTCAGTGCACACGCAATTTTCCACTGCTGCGGAGTCGGCTGGAGTCTGTGGGGCGTAGAACGTGACGCATCTGGCACGATCACACGCGCAGACCGCTGCCCTATCGAACGTTGGCACATTGATGTAGAAGGTCGCATCGTC